CGTCGGGGTAATTATTATTGTGAAAAGATGTTCGCGAAAAAACTATAGACAATTCGTTATGTAACGGATTGCGTTACATCACACTTCAAAAAAGTAAATAAAACGTTAATCACAAGTTTGTAATCGCTTTCATCTCACTATGAAAAATGCGGCTACGGTTATGGATTTTCCTGCTCTTTAAACCACCTTAAAACTGGCTAAAAAGGAAAATGAAGAAGAAAACAAGCGAAGACATTCGGCGCGAGTTGGCTATAATACTCGGCACTTGTTTGCCACATATTTTTAAAGGAAACAGACATGAGCTTACTCAACGTCCCTGCGGGTAAAGATCTGCCGGAAGACATCTACGTTGTTATTGAAATCCCGGCTAACGCAGATCCGATCAAATACGAAATCGACAAAGAGAGCGGCGCACTGTTCGTTGACCGCTTCATGTCCACTGCGATGTTCTATCCGTGCAACTACGGTTACATCAACCACACCCTGTCTCTGGACGGTGACCCGGTTGACGTACTGGTCCCGACTCCGTACCCGCTGCAGCCAGGTTCCGTGATTCGCTGCCGTCCGGTTGGCGTTCTGAAAATGACCGACGAAGCCGGTGAAGATGCGAAACTGATTGCTGTTCCGCACACCAAGCTGAGCAAAGAATACGATCACATCAAAGACGTTAACGATCTGCCTGAACTGCTGAAAGCACAGATCGCTCACTTCTTCGAGCACTACAAAGACCTCGAAAAAGGCAAGTGGGTGAAAGTTGAAGGCTGGGAAAACGCAGAAGCCGCTAAAGCTGAAATCGTTGCCTCCTTCGAGCGCGCAAAGAATAAATAAGTTCTTCTAGTGCCATAACCCTGAACGCCGGGCTTCGGTTAGTAAGGGTTTTTTATGCCCGCGATAAATAAACTCTCTATTCCCCTATCATTATTCTCAGCGCTTGCAAGGCTTGAACGGTAAGAACAAGCTAAACTCGACCACCATTTTGCTGTTCATAGCCGCTTGCTGGAAATTAGCCGACCTCACTCATTCTCACCGTTCAAAGCGTGCCCCCGTTTTACCCCTGCGTAATTGTGAACGCCAGCAGAGTTTTTTATGCGTTTACGGATATGGAAAGCGGCTCGGAGAGAAAAGCTAAAGATGGGGAAGTTACAAAAAAAATCGCGAGATACATCGCATAAAACAACGCCACCCGAAGGTGGCATAAGGGGGTAGTGCGTATCGCTATCCCCCTTTATATATCAAATGGTTACGAGTTCAAAGTAGTTCGGAATAGTGCCATTTAGTCCCCGTTTATGGGCAAAATCTGGACAACTCCGCAACCGGATTGAACCTTACCGCGTCCTGGAGATAATCAGGTGCAAAGTGCGCATAGGTCATTGTCTGCTGAATTGTGCTGTGCCCTAAAATACGCTGAAGGGTAATAATGTTCCCTCCATTTATCATGAAATGAGTTGCGAATGTGTGCCGTAAAACATGCACAGACTGACCGACTGGTAAATCAGGCCGCACAGTCCTTATTGCACTTCTGACTATCGCATAACTGGGGTTCATTAATCTTCCCGTCGCTTTGACTTTAATCAGAGATTCAAGATCTTTAGCTATAGGAATAACCCGCCGCGATCCATTCTTTGTCTCCATGAAAATAACCTTCCCACCAATTATGTGTTCACCTTTAATATTGGCAACTTCACCCCAGCGCCCGCCTGTAGCCAGGCTTAACAATACAGCCTTAAGATTATCGCCAGATAAAAGTGCGGTTAGTCTGGGAATATCATCATGTGCAAGATAAGCCATTTCCGGCTGATTAATTGTTAGCTTGCGTATCTCGTGAAACGGGTTATCACCCACAAACTCTTCAACATCAATCAGCTTTTCAAAGAAACCGCTCATCATTGCACAATAACGATTTACCGTTGACTGCTTAATTCCGCGATTCATTAATTCAAGGCGATATCTGATAATATTTTTTCGGGTTAAGTGGTCACTTCTGTTAATACCAAGCTCTTGCATATCACGAAGAACCGCTTCAATTCTGACCCGATTCATCGCGCCATAACGATGATTCTTACCGTGGTACACCCACCACAGTTCCAGAAGATCGCTTAACGCTTTACGTTCAATAGGTTTTTCGACCCAGTCCTTATCGTGATAATGCGTCAGAACATGGCGTTCATACATCGCCGCTTCACCACGGGTAGGAAATCGCCGCCGAAATCTTCTTCCTTCAGATCCAGCAGGCCGCACGTCCACACAGTATTTGCCATCAGCGAGCTTCTTAATCGACATAAGGAAGCCCCCCAATGAAAACATCATCTTGATCACAATTTTGAGAAATAAAGGCCAGATGGACCGTTAACCAGTCTTCTTGCCGGAGTGGGATGATTCCGCTTCGCTTTGCCCAATGTGTGCGAGAGCCGGTACCACCTGCCCGGCCTTTGGTTCGACCTCATCGAACAAAAACCAGTCACGGTATTTACGGAAGACGGGAGACTTGAGCAGCTTTTTTGTGGATTCAAGATTTGGCTCATTTCTCCCCTGTTCATATTGACGCAGGGCCGCTACCGTGAGCCCTGTAATTTCAGCCATTTTTTCTTGTGTAAGCATTTCAGACTTACGCATGATTCTAATTTTTTCACCTACGTTAGTTGACATAGTAAGTTAACTCTCTTAGTTTATACATCAATAAACACACCTATAGACAATCTAGGCGGCTCTAACTAGTGCTAATAGAAATAGCACCAATAACGGAGGGTATCAGATGGACTATTCAGCTTCGCTTTGCCCAATGTGTGCGAGAGCCGGTACCACCTGCCCGGCCTTTGGTTCGACCTCATCGAACAAAAACCAGTCTCGGTATTTAGAAAATCTCGGGTGCTTAAAAAGCTTGATAGTGATCTCAAGACCGGGAAGGTTACGACCATACTCATAACTGGTCAGAGCAGAGTAAGAAATTCCAATCATATCAGCGAACTCCCGTTGAGTGAGATCTTCAGATTTACGCATGACGCGAATTTTTTGAGGAATGTCCATTTGACAAACTCCTACATATGTGTAGATTAATACCACATATGAACATAAAAAGAAATGTTCTAAGTGGTTCCAACTAGTGCCAGATAGAAATAGCACCAATAACGGAGGATACCAGATGCAAGAAGTCACTCAAAACGCGCCTGAATCGCCTGCCGAAACACAGTGCGATCAGTTGACAGATGCGCCAGAAACCGCACACCAAAAGACCGGGCGCAAAGCCCCTGAACGCCAGGAAATCAGGCTTTCACAAAACCCTTCTCATCTCCTGTCAAAAGAAGGGTTTGCGATGTATATCGGCAAGACCGTTGACGCCATCGTGAGCATGGCAAAAGCAGGGAAATTACCCGCTGTGTACATGGCGGACCCTCTCAAGCCTGGCGGAAACGCCGAACTTTACATCAACCGGAAAGCATGGGATGAAGCCTGCGATCGACTCACTGAAAACGCACCGCAAGAATGGCACGAATGGGAAAACCGACTTTTTTTATTTAAGCCAGCAGCTGGTTCACGGAATAAACGCATCAGTAAAAAAGCGGCGTGATATAGAACTGGCAATCATTGGAGGGGCAAGATGATTAAACACACGGAAATCAGACAAAGAATAAAAATAAGCGACGACGCTTCAGTAATAATCTGTAATCAGAACTTAGACGCCATTGTTCGGGCTGGCAACGATTTGTATTTCCATTACCCGACCCATTGCATCGTTGTGACATTTGAAACAGAAGAGTCCTTAAAAAATGCAATGGAGCAGACAGGATTTCAGAATGAAACAGTAATAAGAAAAGATAACTGGACATAAATGCCAGTACACCGTTATTCCAACTCTCTTAACTTAAACGGGGTTTTCCGATATGACACAGAGGCGCAGCTTCCGCACTGGCACAGAACGCCACGCAGCCCGTTTCTCAACCAGCGCATCACGCAGCAACACACACTACAGCCTGCAGGAAACGCACGCCACACCTGACGGGCATCTGGTTAAACAAACCGGTAAACACACCTGGCTGATTAATGATGCCGGAATTGTCATACACAGAGGCGCACGCAACCCGATTACCGGAAATACCTGTTACTCCCTGACTCGCGGAGATGAGCAGTTCGGGCAGGATTTCACCCTGCACGAAGCATTAAGAACGGCAGACCGGTTAATCAGCGGTCGCAGTTTTCAGCACCCGGAACATCGCCGCTGATAAATAAAAGGATTCAGCCATGATCGAAGCCTACAAAATACTTATTAATAATGCGTTGCAGCGTTATCACTTCGAACTTGCAAACCGGGGTGTAACCAGGGACGAAGGACTTCGTAACTCACTGCGGGGCGCAATTATGGGACTGTATAACTGCGCACTGGGCAGCGATGACCGCGAAGCACTGGAAGAATTAAAAGTTATTGTGGCCGAACTGTTTGAAGGTGAAATCGTTGAGCCTTATTTCACAGAGGTGGCAGCATGAGCGTATTTCTTTCATGGATGATTCTGATTATTTCCGTGCTTATGGCGATTGGCATTATGCGAATTATCGAAGCGCTGAAAAATATCGAATCTTTATTTACTGGCGAAGAACGCCGTAAATAAATAACCAACCGGACAGAAAACATTAAAACCATCCGCATCTGCGGAGGGCTTCACTCAATCCAGAAACGGAGAAACAGCTATGAGCACCAATACACCTACAGAAATAAACAAACTATTTACCGACCCGGCGCATATTGAATTGACGCAAAAAACGCTGACTGAAATAACCAATGTACTGGATGAAAGAATATCAGAAATAGATAAAGACAAGCATTTTGCCACCTACATGGCCCTGCAAATGCAAAGCATGGCAATGGTGACAGCAAAACAGACCATCAGTGAACTCTATATGAAAAACCTGCGCCTCGAGCGCGAACTGGCAGAACTCCGGGCACAGTCCGGCCAGTTTTCAGCGTGAGGGGCAGAACGATGAACAGCATATTTACCGCCACAAGACGAACCCTGCTGACGCATTTCACCGATGCCGCGGGCCGCGAGTTCATGGTGGAAAGTTATTTAATCACAACGACCACGCCGTGCCCGTCAGATGCTGATTATCTCTACATCCATCTGGCTGACGGCACACAAATCACCGCGATTGCCAGTACCGTTCGCGAAGTAATGACCATCAGAGGGGCATGGGAATCAGAAACACAAGCCCACAGAGAGCTGCGGCCATGATCAGCAAGTACACCACTAACGCACGTAAACCCGGTAAAGACGCACGCCACCACATCGCCGTACTCCGCAATCTGTTACTGGAGGAAATCGACGACTTCACGGCAACGCTGAGCGGTCCGGGCGCACCAGTAACACCAGGTGAGATCCACCGGGACCTTAAACGCCGTATTGAAAACGCCATTGATTACACCCTGAACCCGACCGAATAACCGGAACAGTAACGGAGGTTATCTCGATGAGACTTACACCAATGGGAATACCGGGCAAAGCCCCGGCACATGTGAAGGCGTGGACACAGCAGGAAGATCAGTTACTCATCTCGCTTTATCAGGAACACAACACACATCAGCTCGCCGAACAAATTCAACGAACCAGTAGCGCAGTTATGAACAGAATTCATGTTTTACGTAATCGTGGATTGATTGGCCGCAAGAGAAAGGTGCTGAGCAGAGAAGAAATCACCATTCTCATCAAAAACCGCCACACCAGAACAGCGAAGGAACTGGCGAACAGGCTGGGATGTACCGATCGCACAGTAAAAGCACACCTGAATAAGCGCGGTTTTAGTCTACAAAAATGCGGGGAGCTACACCCCAACGCCAGACACAGCGATCGCCTGGTGGAACTGGTGACAGAACTACGTGATGAACAGCACATGACATTCGTCATGATAGCAGAGCACATCAACAGTACGCAGCAGATGAAACTCACCATTAGCACAGTACGGCATCTCTACCACCGCCGCACCGCGGCTGACGCCGTGCTCTCTGAACTGTTACCGGACTGAGTGATCATCATGCACACACAAAAAAACCGCTTGCCAGCGTTCGCCTGGTCGGGTTACAGTTTTCCCGCACCTCATAAAACGGGTGCCGGGATTGCAACCCCCGCTGACTACACAAGCGCACAACCGCGCCAGCGGTTTTTTTGTGCGTACCGCATCGTCACATCTTTTTCGCGTCAGAATTATGGTGGGGCGTACAGGGCCGACTTCGGTCGGGCCGGGGTCTTGTGTAGCCGGTGGTTGCAACCCTGTACGTCTCACCACCCAGAATTGCAACCTCTGGATGGTGAGTTTTCAGAACTTACTACACAAGAGGCCACACCATGGCAAACCGCAAACAACAGCGCGCCCGCGCTGAGCGTCTTCACATCCACACCGAAATCAACCGCAGACTCCATCGGGCTGCATCTGTCTCCTTCATCATGCAGTCAAACGTATTACACCGACTTAACGACGGTATCGCTGCCGGGTATTACGCGGCAGTCTTCAGCTATCTGGCCGAAGACCTGGCAGAACTGCAGGACCTTATCAACCAGCAACACCACCACTAAACAACATCCTGAAGCCATCCCGCACCCGTGCGCGGGAGGCTTCCGCACGCCTGTTACCGGAGGTTCTCATGAAGAACGTTAAGGGACTTTCAGATATTCAGGATTTTTTTAACTGGATGTGGGCAGTGGATCCCCGGCTGGCTTCCCGCCTGAACGACTGGCACGACTATTACCGCCGCGCCTGTAAACAGGCCGCCAGACGCGTCACCACATACGGGGATTTCTCCTTCACCGTTGACGACCGTTACCGCGTGGACGTGAAAGGCGATGGTGATGGCTTTGGTTTATTTCACATCAACGGCACCGACAGCACCGCCATCAGCTGGTCGTCGTCAGAAATGGCGCTGGTTCTGGAAATGACAACCCACAGCGTGGCCGTGAAAGGCATATACACCGCAGAAGACTTTATCGGTGAATACCAGCGCCTTCTCGTGCTGTACCGCGCGGCGTTTCAGGCAGCGACTGCCGGGGAGTACGACGCATGAGTGACCACAATGCACAGCTGGCGTACCCGTGGAACGCCCCGCTACCGGTTATCGATCCTGAAACGTTCGGCAGAGCGCAACCAACCGCATTACGCCAGGCCATTCAGAGCTACATCAACGAAGACATTCGCATTGATGCAAGACTGGATGAAGAGACCGTCGACTTCCTGACAAACACAGACGAAGGCAAGCGAATTAATTCGCATCTTCACCACGACGAAGAGCGTCGGATCAGGCTGGAGAAGCTCGCGAGACACAAACGTGAGAATCCACCCACGCTGGTATCTGAAGCCATGGCAGAGCTGCGCGCCCTGCCGCCGTTTCTTGCCGGTCCGCTCATCCGGGACCTGGCACGCCTGAGCCGCAAACAGGAGAGCGCACGCCGGGAAGGGCTTAAGAACAACAGCGCATACGCGGCGGATAACTTCGTTCGTCACGGGCTGCGTGCCCGCCTGAAACGTATCGCCCGTGTGAATGAACGCTTTGCCACCCCGGCCTTTAAGGCCACCGCCGCGCGCGAACGGCTGGATGAACTGCTTATGCTGCCGCAGCTGAGCCGTGACGAAATCCAGCGCCTTGCCACCCTGACCGCCACCGCGTTTTCCACCGCACTGGAGCGCGCATGTGATGAGGTCATCGAAAAGACCGGCAGGGGTGACGATGACCTGCTCACCTGGTTACTGACCTACCAGCCACTGGCACACATGGCGTTAAAACTGGGTATCACGCCACCCTGCTGGCCGTCGCTGGAAATCAGGCCCGACCGCCGCACCGACCCCGACCCGGAACGGGTGCCGGGTGCGGTCATGCGCCTTTCCTGTGCGACATGGTGGAACAGTCAGTTAAGACACCTCCGGGACATCTGGCGTGAAGAACTGTTACGCGCCGCAGGTCTGGTGTCACGTAAGACGTCGGTATATATCAGCCATGAAGCGTTACTGGACTGGCGCGAAAAACGCCAGCGCACCCGCGATTTTCTGAAGGCCTGGGACATCGAGAACGAAGAGGGAGAACGGTTCAGCCTTGAGGATATCTACTGGGCAGGTCTCTCTAATCCGCGTAACCGCCGTAACGAGATGATGACCTGCGCCCGGGGAATGGAGCAGGTCGCCGAAGCACGCGGCGACGTGGCGTTTTTCGTCACCGTCACAGCCCCTTCCCGTTTTCACAGCGTGAACGATGACGGCAGCCTGAACCCGAAATACTGCGGAGCAACGGTACGCGATGCCAGTGATTATCTGGTTTACCGCTTTTTCGCCGCCGTCCGCAGGGCCATCGACAAGGCCAGACTGGGCTGGTACGGCGTGCGCACCGTAGAGCCCCACCACGACGGTACACCGCACTGGCACATGCTGGTATTCACCAGCCCGGAAAACGAAGCCCGTATCACTGAAATCATGCGCAACGCCGCCATCAGGGAGGACCGCGCAGAGCTGGGTGATGATATCTCCCCGCGTTTTAAATGCGAAAAAATCGACCCGGCAAAAGGCACACCGGCGAGCTATATCGCGACCTATATCGGTAAGAACCTGGACGCCAGCACCTTCATGGGGAATGACCCGAAAACCGGCAAACCTTACGTCGATAAGGAATCAGGCAAAACCATGGCCGAAACCGTGGAGAACGCCATCGGCTGGGCAGGCCTTCACCGCATCCACCAGTTCCAGTTCTTCGGTATCCCGCCCCGCCAGGTATGGCGCGAACTCCGCCGTCTTGCCGGGCAGATGGCCCGTAACCCGGCAGCCCCGCAGCGTCTGGACCATGACGACATTGACGCCATACTG